TAACCGGGGTTCCAGTTATATTGACACTGCCTGCCATTTGAGAGTTTTGTCTGACGCCATGCCATCTTATAATTCGGTGCATAACACCGTGAAATTAATATAGGAGACACGATTTCGCCAATGCGGGAGATCTGAACATGTCGAATGTACAGTGAAGGCATATTGTTCAAGTATTTGCTACGGGTAGGGTACCACGTCTTGTTGATGGCGGGATTGAGTTGGATATATACACAGCGGGTAGTTTTAAAAAGCACCTGCATGAATGGGATGGAAGCGGTTGTTCCAAGTCCATCTCTATTGAGCTCCAATCCGTCAATACGTGCTACCGTTGCAATCTGAACAATCTGAAGCTCTTCTTCCTTCAATAAACATTCTATTTTCAAAATAATCCCTCCACGGTGGTATGTGCATGATCGCATTTCTGAGTTTTGTCTAGATGAATCTGGCCATTTAATATCATAATTGACCAATTTCCAATCTGATACTTGCTCGTTAATTTGATCCACACAGGTCTCCCAATAGTCGCAACCATTGGGGTAACACTCAGCTTGTCCATATTTCTGATGTTCAATATCTGGTGAAGATTCGTATACGTCCTGTATACCGTCGGGTGTCTTGTATTTCTGCACGGGCCATGGTGTTGTTACCCCATTGGGTTCATGCTCTACCTCCTCAATATCCTGAAACTCTGTCATAAAGTTTCCTTTGTCCACACCTGCTGGACTTTCGTCCATCATATTGCGAGCACCGCTACTAGATTTCGAAACGCGGTTCAAGCTCCATGATACGACTGTACGTGAAGCAGACATTCTATCGACAAACTCTTCTGCTATTTCAGCATAAGTTGTTTGAGTCAGTCCATACAATGTGTGGTTGAGAGGGCTGGGTAAGTCCAAAATACACTCCATCATTCTATCCTTCAGCCAATGGAAATACTCACTACCATGTAGGAAAGCTTCCATAAATGCCTCAGATATCAGTTGAGAGTATCCGAACATATCATCAGGCTCTAGCGATGTGTACGCGAACCTATTGATGATTGACTCCTTTTCAAGGGGTGCCATTACCCACTTATCAACAACCTTGAAAGATCTTTTCAGGAATGTTAATTCGGATGCATGTTTGAAACGACCGGTTTGACTTTTATCACC